AACTGTATAAACTTATTTGTGTCTACACTACCATCTATAATGGTGTTGCGTACTAAGTCTGGTCTTGTTATGAATAGTGCCTTTGCCATTATCTACCGTAGTTTGGATGATGTCCTCTGTCTTTTCTGTCTATGTTTGCTTCTGAAACCTCTTCTGGGTTCTTTGGTAATTTGAAGCCTTGTCGAACTGCCTGATTAACGTTTATAAACTTAGTTCCCTGTAACGCATCGCCACCCCAAGGAGTACCATCTTTCTTGAAACGTTTTTTGTATATTCTACGCTCCCATATGTGATAACAATTCACACCGCCTTGCCATTTAAACAAAGAATAGTTTTGACCTTTATGTCCGTGTTCCTTATTTACACCACTGAAAGACATTTGCTGAATATCCTCTTTGCGGTACAATCTAGCTGCAGATAACATATTAGTACAGAACTCTCTTGATTCGCCCTTAGAAGACTTCCTAGTGCCTTTCACGTACTTGTAACGCACCTTGAATAACTTATCGTCTTGAGTTGAATCGTCAGTAGCTGATAATTTAAGTCCGTTTAGATATTTTTCTGCATCAAAATCTTCAGGTTCATCGTCTACTGCTTCTACGTCTAGTAATTCGTAATTCTCAAAATCTTCTTCTTCGCCTAATTCTTCAATCAGCTTCCAAAGTTCTGCACCATCTTCATCGCTTAGGAAAGGTCGTGAATCTTTGTCGCTACTCATTTTTACTCCTGTTTCTTCCTCTTTAGTTTCTCTGTCGAGTTCTCCATCTATGTCTGTAAACTCTAAAGGCTGTAATGTTTTGAAGTACAAGTGTAAACTTATTCCGTTGTAGGCTAAGATTTGTTCAAAATGCTCTATAAGTAAATTCTGAAAAGGTCTTATAGTTGTGTTGTCTGTAAGTATAGAAGCTGTTTTTAACTCGTCTGAGTTGTTTCCTAGTCCTGTTTGGTCTTTTATACCGAACAACATTGGAGAAACAATCCTGTGGCTTCTAAGTATCTTCTGTGTGCTTTCGTCTGATAAGAATTGATACTGATTGTGAGCATCACTAAGTTGCACAGGTTCAATATTTGCTTGTGTTTCTGCACTATCATTGAACGCTAAGATAAACTTACCTGAATTACTGCTTCCACTAAACTTTTGATAGATACGTTGCTCAATCATTTTACGTTCTTCGTCATTCGGAATGCCGTTGTTAAAATTAATTAACATTGAAGGAGCAAGGCCGTTCTTAATATTGTTTATGTGAAAATTAGCTATTTCTTCTTCAAGTTCTGAGTATTGTAATCCTCCTTGATAATCAACAGGTGCGTAGTAGTAGTAACCACTTTTGTACGGCTTAATGTACATTATCTCAATAGCTTCATTCGAATTACCAAATGCAGGAATACGCTTTAGTTCGTCTTTAGGCTTTATGTTGGCCCAATCAGGATGGTAGAAGTATGCCTCAATATCGCTACCCTCTTTGCACTTTTCTGCTCGTAGTGTTTCGACAGGCATATGTTCTAACCTAGCTATTTTACTGCGGTCTTTAGAATAGATTACCTGCATAGCAGCGTTGCCCATAAGTTTCAAATCGTTCACAAGTTTACGAACACACTCCTTTGTAAATAGCGACATCATCTGCGCATATTGGTCAGGCTTACGATTACTATCTGTAGCATCTAGGCCTTTACCATATATCATTTCTGATACACCATTTATAATAGCGTTGTTTGTAGGACTTCCGTTGTATCGGTCGATTAAGTACTTAAAATAGTTATTATCCTCGCCATAGGATACGTAATCCTTGTTTCTGTATTCAACTACTTTTGGTGTAGTGTAGCTGCTTAAATTTACTACGCTTATATTACTCATACGTAAATGTAATCGTTATCATATGTATCATTCGTTATGTAAACATCTTTATTAGGCTTGTAATAAGCGTTCGTAGGTTGATTGATACTTTGGTCTGTGCAAAATATTTTATCTCTGTAAATCACGTCAGAGCCTTCTAGGACTTGCATATCATACACACGTCCTTCTTTGAGCGTGAATGTGTCTGTAATTACTAAGTAGTTCTTGTCGGTAGTTGTAGCTGAAGAATAACTTGTTTCTGTGTTTGTGCTATCGTCTTTTAGCTTTACAGTAACATTGGTCGCATAACTGCGAGGAATAATCTTTAGTGTTTGGTCGCTACTACTTGTTGTAAGTACTTTCATATATATATAACGTAAATGAGAAGCACTTTTGTATAGAATGCAAAAAAAAAGAGGGGAAGCCAACCCCTCTATGCATTACTAACTTAATCTAAAAAATTATATCGGCTTTTTTTTAACTTGTTTTACATACCGAAGATACCAACTATTTTTAATAAAGCAAACTTTAGAACAAAAAAAAGGGTAACCAATCGGCTACCCCTTTAAAACTACTAAGTACTGACCTTACGCAGTTGCATCTATTTGTGTAGCAGATGCATCATCTGTTATAACAGTACTCGTAACAAAATGTGGTGGCTCAGTCTCCTGTGCATTCAAAGTCAGAGTAAATCCGCTCAAATCACTCATTCCTGCCCCACTCACGATAGTTCCTCCATTAACCTCTGCTCCGTGGTCAAGTCCTACTAAGAAGAAGTTACCGTTGTAATCTTCGACTGCCACGTGTGGTCTTGCGTGTGCAATTAGTTTAAGTTCCTCTTGCGTCGCTTTATCTAAAAACGTCAGAGTTAATGACAAGGTAGTATCGTAAAATGTAGTACCGTTTTCTCTTGATGACGTTATAGTAGTTTCTAAACTGCTATTACCTTTCAAGTCAAATTGAAACCAATCAGGTGTTCCAGCTACTGCTGTTATTTCTCCTGCTGTTATAGTCGCTGCACCCAGCGTTCCGTGGTCTGCAAAGTAGACAGTCTTTAAACCACCTACCGCCGATTTACACGGTAATTTTCTTCCTGTTGTAAGTGTACAAGCCATATATTTTGTATTAAAAAAGGGTAGGTAGATTAGTACCCACCTACCCTCTTGATTAGTTATTAATTACTTCTTAGTTTGCAGAGTTTGCAATTCCGTAAGTTACTACATCTTCGATAGCACCAATCTGTACACCTGCAGTAAATCGCATTACTACACGTACGTTTTGAGAACCATCTAAGTCAGCCATATCTAAGATTTTCACCTCATTATGGTCAGCTAACAAACCTGTACCGAAGTAGAGGTTGCTTTTTGGAGTTGCGATAGCGTCATTGTCAGCTAATCCGTTAGCTACAAATAATTTCACACCATCAAAAGAAAGTGCACCATTGTTCCACCATTGTGTACCTAGGTCGTTTGTACCTGCAGCACCTAATCCTGAAGCACCAAATCCACCCAATGCACGAACGTATGCTCTTGCAATGTTTTGTGAAACGTAGATGTACATATCTTCTTGGCCATACAAAGTTGATGGGATAGCATCTACGATAGAACCTAGCTGTGCGATAACGTTTGAAGAAGTCACAGAAGTACCTGCGATTTCTTGTCCGCTTGGAAGGGCAGCATCTTCACTTACTAATTTAGTGAATCCGTTGAATTGTCCGTTGTTAGAAGTATCACCTGCCCATAAAGAACGCTCTGTGCGGTCAGCTACTTTGTCAGCTACATAACCGATTAAGTAGTCGCTAAAGTTTTTAGGCATAGATTGGTGAGCAGAGTACCCCATTGAGATAGCTTCCCAGTCATTTTTAAAATCGTCTTTACAAAGTTGTAAGTTCACTTGCTGAAACTCAGGCTGCAAAATACGCTCTGTAACAGTGATAGTTGACGTAGGGTCGAAATCACAAGATGCGTCCTTCACTAAAGCATCAGTAGAAAGTTTCTTGATTACCTCATTGAATTTAACATTTGGTTTAACAGTAACTCCTCCGTTTGCAAGAGTAGCTCCTGATAATAACGCTGCAGAGATATATTCTCCTGCGTGTTCACCCGCATAGGTAGTTGAAATTGATGTTGTTGTTGCCATTTTTATTTAATATTTATTTTTATTTTAACTTGGGTCTGTTGCTGTAATAGAACCTGCACTTGCTCCTGTTCCTGAAACAAACCATTTAGTGCCATTACATTCTAATTCGATAAAGTCTCCTAATGATTCTGCTGAAGCTACAAAGTTGATTTGATCCTCTGCAACTGCTGCTACAGATGCACCATTCACAACAATCGTTCCTTCGATGTTATCTCCTTCTGCTGAATCAATAATCCAATTATCAGTAGCAAAATTGTCTGCTACAATAAACTTGAAAAATAAACCTGCTTTTAAAGAAGGTAGTGTGATAGTTTCTCCCGTAGAGTTGTCTAAGAAAAATACTTTGCCACTATCTGCTTCTGCTAAGGTTCTGTCCGCCGATAAAGTTTCAGTAGACTTTACAATTCTTGTTACGTCATTACTAACGCTTGAAAATACTGCCATTGTATATAATTATTTTATGTTTGAAATTCTATTCATAACCCTGTCCATAGTTGTAACAGGTCTGCTCTGTCCGTATAAATTGATTGGTTTTTTAGAAGCACCAGCATCAGGGTTGTGCTTAATAGGTTCTGCAGCAGGTTGTGATAATTCCTCACGCAAAATTTCTTCTTCAGAAACTTTTTTAGAACTCATTTCCTCCTTTTTGTCGCCCATAGCAGCCACCATTTCCTTGACTTCTTTGACCATTTCTTTCACTTCTTCAAGTTCCATTTTAGTAGCGTATCCCATTTCTTCTTCTTCAGCAGCTTCTACTTCCTCTGCAGGTGCTTCTTCTGCTGCTCCGATTGAAGCAATGATACCTTCTTCTTCTACTTTTAGTACTTGTCCATCTTCCATTTCGTATTCTCCGACAGGTAGAGCAATTCTATCCTCGTCAGAAACTACAAATACTTCCGCACCTGCTTCAAACACTTCGGCTTCAATAGTTGTGCCGTTGTCTAAAACCATCTGCGCAAGTTCTACTTTTACTTCTTCCGCTTTTACTTCCGTTTGTTTTACATCTTCCGAAAGTTCAACGTTTAGAAGATTGCTAATTTGTTTTAACATCTCTAAAGGGTTTTTCATATTTATATAACGTATTAAATTTATTTATTTGTATTTTCAAGCTTTCTTTTGTATCACAAACCACTCTGTGCCGTCTGACCATATAGCAATACCCTCATAATCCTTGTTGATACGGTAAGCATTTGTGCTTCCATCTAAATTATCTCCTAATGCAGGTGTAATATCTACGTGAGTATTAGAATTAAATGTACTGTCTGAAATAAAACGTATTTTTCTATTTGTACTATCTGATGCACTTGGTAAAGTATAAATAGCTGTACCACTTGATCCCGACCAAGTAAGTTTTATCATTTGTGCATTAGCGTATGTGCTTCCACTAAGGTCCACACTTTCACTTGCTGTTGCTGTTTTTGCTACAACAATCATTTTACCCACTAAGTCTTGTACTGTGGTTTTTACTGTGCTACCACTTTGCACCATAGGTATCTGCTCTTCACCTGTTAGGGTTGTTGCATTTGTTAGTTCGCTAATTTTTTTATCTGCCATTATTGATACATTTTGCTATTATCTTCTTGAATAAACTTTTCTCCTTCTTCTGTGTAAAGGAAAAATAACCCTCGTGTTATATTCCCAATCCCTTGATTCATATAATCGTCATCGCAGCATTCTCTTGAATATCTTCCATCTCTACATAAACATCCACGTCTTTTATCTTTTGGTATAGGTAGATTACCAATGTATCTTGTAGGGTACTTCATTACAGTTGGTCTAATTCTTTTAATTTACTTGCAGACCATCTAAGCCCTGCTTTTCCTCCCCATAATAAGTAAGAAATAGTACCACAGGCTTCTTTGTCGCTTTCGTCATAGTATTCTTCTGCCCTAGATAAGTAGCTGTACATTCTTTTTATAGTTTGTACGCTCACAGGCTTGCCATCTCGCAAAGTGGCTGCACGTACTTTTCCGACCTGCGTTGCACACTTGTTGTTTACTTTCTCGTTTAATTCTATACCTTTTTTAGCGTTGTTTGAAACTGCATCAGGATAATCTGAGTAGCTTTCCATTTCTATCGTTCTGCCGTCTTTATAACGCTTGTCGCTTTTTATTATGCCACGAATAGTATTTAGCAAGTATTCTGCTTCCTCGTTTTCTATTGCTGACAACTCACTTTCTAAACCTTTTTCTTGTGGCGATTCATATTTATCAGCGAAAAATCCTTCTATACTAAAACCTTTTACTTTTCCTGTTTTTACAAACTCGTTCCATACTTGGTCGTTGTTTACTTTTACAGTTCCCATCCAAGTTCCCACAGGTACATTCATTCCGTACTTTCTGCTCTTGTCGTGTTTTTCGTCCTCTACTATCCAACTTTCTACTAATGATAATCCGTTAAGTTTATATTCGTGTTCAAATGTGCTTTGATTTTGATTCCCCTGAATAAGATACTTTTCGGCTGCCTTACGCACAGTATCTCTGCTGAAGTAGATATAATATTCTTCTTCGCCATTACGTCTGTAGATAGGCTTGTTAGGAATAAGTAATGCACCTATTAAAAGGTGTTTATCTTTGTCTGCTTCTGCTAGTTGATATTCTTGACCTTTTAGTGCAATAAAATCTTCTTCGATAGCTGGATTCTCGACTATGCTAATTGCTTCGATGCCGTTAAGCTCGTCTGTTTCGTCTATGATTAATTCTACAATCTTCATATCTATATAACGTAATTAGTTAGCTGTTTTGTCTAAATAGAAGCGTTTTCGATAATGTTTCTATCTAATGACTGTGCAGTAGTAACCTCATCACTCACTACATAGGCTTTTATAGGCTTCTCATCTCGCTCTCCTAACGCTTGTGCTATTTGGCTAGAACCACTTGCACCTACAACATTGAAAGATGGAGGTTGTGATACTGCTACACGTCCGCCACCACCACCACCGCCACCGCCAGCTACGGATATAGATTTTCCGAAAGTGGGAGTTTTTACTGCTGTAATTTGTTTTACTGTTTGTAAACCTGAAGCTAATATTACACCTGCACTAGCTATCTTTTCTATTGATGCGAATGGTTGTGGAAGAATAGATTCACTTGATAATACTTCTGTAAATCCTAAATAACTATTTATAACTGCTTGTGCAATAGCTGCTGCCTTCCCTGCTGCACTATTTTCTCCTAATAACTGCGCTATATTTCCTAAAGTGTTTGCTGTTAGTGCTAGTTTTTGTTTTTCTAATAAATCTTTTTTTGCTATTTCTTCTTTACTTTGTTTATCTAGCAAGTTAGACTCTAATCCTGCATAGTATTTTTTAACTTCTAGCTTTTGTTCTTCAGTAGCACCTAAACTATTTAAAACATCTAAATCACGTTGCATCTGAAGTTCTAGCTTTTGTGCTTCTGTTTCTGCTTCAGCATCTTCTATTTTTTGTTGAAACTGCTTTCGTACTGCATCAATAGAATTTAATCTTGCTAATTCTTTAGTTTTTTCCTCTTCTGTTTTTGCTGCTTCTGCATCATCTTTAGCTTTTTGTTCTGCTGCGTCTTCTGCTGCTATTGCTTTACGCTCTGCTTGTTCTTCTCGTAATGCTGAAGTGATTTGTGCTGTTACTGTTTTTTGTTTAGTAAGCCTAGCTGTTTCAAGATTCGTAAGTTCAGCTTTTAGTCGTGCTTCTTCGTTTAAATCTTCTGCACTACTTTCGCTAAGTGTGTTTTCTTGTTCTTTAAGACTTAGTCTAATTTTAGCAGCTTCTATTTCTGCGTTAGTTATTTCTTCATCTACCTTAGCAGCTTCTTTTAAAAATTCTATACGTTGTGAGGCTGTAAAGTTTTCTTTGTCTGCTGCTTTCTCTAATAAGTCGGCTCTTTTTCTATTGGCTTCTGCTCGATCTACTACAAGTTGTCTTTCTAACTTCACTAAGTCAGCTTGTTTATCTGCTAGCTCTCCTTGTAATTCAATTTCACGTTCAGTTTCATCTCCAAAATTTTTAATACGATTGGTAGCTTCTTCAAACGACTTACTCATTTGCTTGAAGTCGCCTGTTACTAAACTAAATAAAGAAGTACCTAAAGAATAGAATATATCTGTTACATTTCCTGCTACTACACCTATTTGTTTTAATACTTTTTGTACTCTGTTAAAACCTGACTCACTATTTTGCAGGTTGCTTACTAGCGTTCCAATAATAACTACAAAAGCACCTATACCTGTTGCTATTAATGCTTTTCCAAATGCTTTTACAGAAAAATTAGCTCTTTTAAATCCACTAGTTATTCCCTTAGTAGAATTACCTACATCATCCAATCCCCCTTTGACTGCACTTATGTTTTTCTGCGCATCGCCTGTAGCTACTTTTAGTATAAATTCTTTTACTGTCGCCATTTAGTTTCTTTTTTAATTTTCTTGAACGCTCCTTTTATAGTTGTAGGCAAAAAGTACTTTCCTTTTGCTATTCGTATGGTTTCTGTTTCTCCTTTTGCGTAAGGCAAAACGTCTAATATATTTTTTATCATAACGTAGGTGTATTATCTACTTTAACAGTTGTTGTGTCTACACGTAGATATGGTTTATCAACTGTATCTGCAAAATCATCTTCATTTATTCTTAACTTAAAGCTTTGTACCTCATTGATTAACTCTAGTGATGACAGCCCTGTTGCGAAATTTGTTTTAATTACATTTATCTTATAGAGAGTGTCATATATAACAACCCTATCTGCTAGGCTTATGTTTAACAAAACTCTTAGTGGTAAATATGCTTTAAAAGTGTACAGCCTTCTTCTTGAGTTAAATGTGTCTGACACATAATTACTATAAAACTCACTATATAAACTTTTGGTAAATGGCTTTTGGT